GAGGATGCAATAACGCCCATTACTCATCACCCGACTCTTCGGGTGGATTCATCAAGGCTTCTGCGCGGGCTGTTAGAGATGCCTTCGTTGAAGTCCTTAGCGTCTTTTCACCCCGTGCTTTGAACCACTGAATCATTTCAGCCCGACTCCAATTTGGGTCAAAATCAAGACTGGGTTCTTCTTCAGCAGGTTCCGGTGTTGGTTCCTCAACGACCTCTTCGATCACAGGTTCCGGTTCCGGTGTTGGTTCCTCAAGAACCTCAAGCATCTTGTCAGTGGTTGATGCCTCTAAATCGGTCACTGCCCACTGGGGAAATCCATCATGCTCAAATTCTGCTGCACACAATTCAGGAATGTCAACACGGCTCATGCCGCGTGCAAAACCATACTTCGTGCCTTCAAATGAAAACTCAACGTATGGCCTGTCGCCAACGTATGTTACAGTCGCCATGTTATCACTCTCCTAAACCGCCTCAACGGTATAGGAAGGTGATTCGCCATACATCGTCATTGACGCCACCGGAGGCCGGTGTTACTTTGAGAAGGGTGGTTGTTGATACATTCCCTGCTACTGTGTAAGCGTTACCTGCTGCGGTGGTTTTGTTGTGTAGTCCCAAGATACCGACTAATTCGGTTCCTGTAACCACATTGGTTGCGAGGGCCAAGTCGTATGCGAATGCCGCATCACCATCTGGAACAATCACTTCAACGATAGCAATACTGATCGTGCCTGTTGCAGTGTTGCTACCAACTGGTGATTGTAGCCATGCTGTATCATCTTGTGGACTGCCCGCCCATAGGCGTGTGTCCAGTAGTCTTGTGCCGTTTCCTGTAAGGTTCGTGTTCGCCATTTCAAATCATCTCCGTTTTTTCATTTTTGTGTTCATTCTCAACTCAAGTCACGAATCTTCCCGCTTGCCTTGAAGAAGGTGCAAATCAGTTCGCCCATCGTATGGAATAGTCCCATTTGACCGAGGCGATTGATTCCGAATGGATCGCCTGTTTCAATACCGGACTCATGGTAAAGTGTTGGTTTGGCTGTGGTGAACCACAGGTAATCGGTGTCGAGGAAGTATAGACGGCTGCTGCCGCCGGATTCCTTGTGAACGTCTTTGGATGGGATGATGGGCACACCGTTGTAGGTTGCGACCATGAATCCACCGTTTAGACCGGGGACACCCTTCACGCCATTGACGCCGGGAACCACACGCTTCATCTCAACGAATCGCTGCTGTGGTTGGAGTAACTGCTGAATGGTTTCCAGTGTATCGTAGCCAGTGAGGATCACCTTTGGCTGACCTCCTGCTTCCCACACGCTGCGGAACATACCGTCAAGTGTGTTGAGAGTAAGGGCACGCTCGGCACCTGTCGCTCCTGCATCCACTTGTGCATCGAACCACTCTTGAGATGAACCAGTCGTTCGTGTAAGGTTGTAAATGTCATGGTCTGTTAGTGCGCTAACATCCGAGAAGGCTGCTGTTTCCACAAAGGACGAAGAAGTCACGCGGTCAAGCGACTCAAAGTCGTTGCCCGCTGTGGTGTCAATGTCCTGAAGAAGCATTTTATTGACGTGTTCGGTGTGGTGCTTTGCCATCTCCATTTTGATGACAGCCCGAGCATCGCCCAGTCCGTCATCCTTGTCAGCAAGGAACATGGCTGTTTCCGATAGATCGAAGGTGTGCGCCACAGTCTTTGGTTTGGTGCTAACATGAACGAATGTTGGTTTGCTTGTGTCAGGAAGTGTTGCGTTTTCACCAACACCGCCACCCTTTGTGAAATCAGGCTTTGCAGTGGTGACACGCCATCCCGACTTCTCCCACGGTTTCTTTGGGAGAATACTGAATGCGTTGAATTCTTGGTTCAATTGGGACCAAACCTTGCGTCCGAAGATTGCTTGGTATGTTCCTGCTGTGCTGCTCATCAATGGACTGTCTGCCTTAAGCAAATCAGTGCCACTGTAAGCCCATGCGTTCTGTCCTGTTCCTGCACCGTAATACAGATGTTCCATATCTTCAATTGTGCGAATATATCCTGCGCTGCCACTCATTTTTCATCATTCTCCTTTTTCATTTTTTTTGATCGATGCTGTCCTTCACTGGACGCTCCCGTGCATAGCACGTTGTCCGAGTTCTTCTAATGCTCTCCATCCATCAATTCCGTTGCCGAGAGCGGCAAATTCTTCGTGGGTGGGTACGCGAATGTCAGACTGGGCCGGAACGGGCACTGCTGACTTTTGGATTTCGACGTTTTCTGTTCGTAGGTTGGTGATTTCTGCTTGTAGTGAAGCAATCTGTGAGCCGAAATCATTTGCCTTCTGCACTTCAAGTGCTTGCTGTGTTTCAGAATCATAGCGGTTATTCCATTCCTTCTCAACAAGGGACTTCACAGCCTCCTCGTCGCGGATTCCTGAATATGCCTGATAGCCACGCTCAAGTGATTGTGGGGTCAGGTCAAGACCTTGCTTGATGACTTGACGGTTGCCCTGTGGGGCTGCGTTCTTCATCTGTGGAACCTGTGGTTGCTTAATCACATACTTGTTGGATTTTGCGTTTGGAAGGCTTGGTGCTGATGCGAGGGTTGCATCTTCGCCACTGCCGATAAGGTCGCCTTGTCCTCGGTGATTGAAGCCATGCTGACCATCGACACCGACCATATACGCCTTGCCGAGTCCGAAATGACCACGAAGGCCATCCAGATCGACACCTTGTTCGTGTGCGAATTTTTCCAATGAGTCAATGTAAGCGATTGCCTGTTCTTCAGTTTTCGCTACGGGTGCGGGAGCCTGTTCGACTGCCGGTGCCTCATCTGTTTCCATGTGCTTGTTTATCCGAGATAGTGCATCTCTAATTTCTGTCAAGGTTTCGCTTTGTTCACTCATTGTATCATCATCCATTTTCAATAGGGTGTATGTGCTTTCAGGGTTAATGCCCTTCTTGCACAGGGTAATTTCGTGCAATTCCATATCCGTGATTTCACGGTGGGTGCCATGTTCTTCCGTGGTTTTTGATACCCGGAAGAGGGCTTGGCCTCCAATGGAAAATGCTCGCAGTTCGCCGCTGCGAACCTGCTTTTGGACTTCACGCGCCTTCTCAATGTCGTTGCGAATTTTGCATACGACGAAGAGGCCGTGGTCATCAACGGTGGATTTCCATACTCGGCCTTCTTGGTCCGTGTATGAAGTTAGGACTTCTCCAACCTGAATGCCGCTGTGCGCTAACTGGACGTTGCGGTAAGCCGCGTTATCCATGAATCCCTGAAATGCCTTCTTCAAAGCGGATACTGGGATTCTATCTCCCTGCTTATCCACCATATCAACGGAGGCATAACCGGCGATGACAAGATCGTTGCCTGATGCCGCCTTCAAAATGAAGTCGGAACCAGTCGCAGACCACAGCGCACTTTGAGCCATTAAACCGAGTCAGTTCGTGTTATGGTATTTAACCGCTCGCTTCGGGGGGAGGCATAGGACCGGGCATTGGTGGCTCGGGTTCTTCTTCCATTGGGACGACAATTTCCCCCTCTTCCTTCTCCTCTCGGGGTGTTTTTCGCGGAAAACGGAGGGTAGCGACATTATTTTCAACCTCTAATTCCCCGTCAATGTCCTCTCCCTTGCCATCTTTCGTTTGAATTCTAATGTGGGTGGGGCCAATCGGCATTTCTCCGTCCTCGCGCTGATATGGATCGAACATGGGTGTTGCCTCTTCATCTGTCAATTCAGTGGGACCACGGGGTGATGAAATCATATCCAACATTCCTGAAGGCACCCCGCCCTGCACATTCCCACTAATTCTCGCAAGAGGCGAACCTTGTCGCTCAACAATTTCATTGTCAAGTGCTTCATTCACGGTCCACTCGCCTTCTTCAGTGCGCTCAAGACCATATTCACCACCTAATTCATCAAGCATCGAATCGTCTAATCCTTTGACCTTGCCTTTCAATTCTTCAGCCGTCATTGAATTATCCGCACCCATCAACAATTGACGGGCTGCAACAAGGGCGTGTTGTGATTCGCTCTCTCCACCGTCTGTGTCCAATAATGGGGCACGCACAAAGAGCATAGATCCTTTGTTGGTGATTGTTGGTGGGTATGGGGTGATTTCTGAAATATCGTATTTCATTAGATGAGCGGCTACTGGACCCCATAATTGGAATTGTTTCTCCGCATGAATTGACAATGGGTTCTGCGGTTCAATGCTTTCCACGGAATAAGTGTCCTCTTCAAATGTTGATTTTACAATCAGGGGATGAGTATGTCCGGGGTATTCCAAAACGATATTCCCATTATGATATGATGGTGAAGGATACGGACCATTCATCTTGGTCAAATCATCTCCATTGGGGGTGTATAGCACCCATTTATGGTGACTTTGCTTTTCCTTCATAAACGTCGAAGTAGCATCTCGCAACCAAATTGAGCCGCCCATCACATCAATGTTCTTCCTCAATCCTTCTCGATCTGTGAATTTACAATCTGCGGGCATAGGGAATGTGATATGTGAATCCGATTCATAGACGGTGCGAAGTATTGACAGGCGGTCCTCCAAAGGTTCCATGTGAATATCGTCACCTTTGTGAACCAACAAATCAATAGCACGGTATTCATCATCTTTCAAAACACCATCAAAAGTGCAATCTCCTGATTGATTCCGAATGCTTTTTCGGACATTGGACGGCAAATTGGTGTCCCTGCCCCTGTTATCGTGGGCACTGATATGACCGCCTTT